CTGGGCGCACATAGTCCTTGGGGACAATTAAATCGTCCCCATAGACGCGTACCTTTCCACGCATTGAAAGAATATCTCTGCGTGTTAACTGGCGATTAAGCCCTTGCTCAATGCCGAGGTAGATGGCTGTAAGAAACACCATCGCCTCGACAGGAAAGCAAAGGGCCGAACCCATAGACGCGTACTTAGCAAGGGATATTACTCCATTGCCAGGTACCGAGGCCTTCGATGACCTGGTAACCATTAACGCCTCTTGTAAGAGGGGCCATCTGGAAACTAGGTGATCTACATGTCTCGTGGAGACACGATCGGAAGCTTCACTCAGATCGAGTGTCGCCGCTTCTCCGGAAAGAGAGGCGTCCATCGCCAGGAGCCGATTTGGCACCTGATCGGTGAAACCGATTTGCCCGTAGGAAGCTTGACGTCGGGTGTTTATGCCGACGACTTCGCTCTCCAAATGGCGTACGAGAGGTATAGCCAAGGCCTGCTGCATGTATTGCATGCAGGTTGGCTCAATAGCTATGACCCTCGGTGTCTTCAGAGTCTTAGGAACAAGTACAACCTTTACAGGTCGTTCTTGCCCAGGTTCGAGGAACTGGACGGACCCGCTCTCGACCTTATCAAGGCCGAGAATCCAAGTCGGAGCGGCATGTTCGATGAAACTGAACATGCTCTCCAATCTGGAGGGCCATTCTCCCTGATCAAACTTCGCGTTGCCGCGAAGGCCGTCGGCCGTTTTACCAGGACCATGTCTTGGGACCACGACCGAGTTTTCGTAGAGCTCATTTTCGAGTTCTTGGAAAACATCGGAGAAAAGTAATGCTGCTATTCGAGAGAAATTGTTATATAGTTCTCTCGAACCATACACGGCAGCATTCGCCACTTCCTGCTCACACTGAAGGTAGCCGCGAACGGCGTCTCGCAATCGTGCATCGCTGCACGGTACGAGAATCTTCCCAAACAACAGTGTTAACTGTCGAATGGCGAAGATGCAATCCGTACTCGGCGAATTCAGTAATCGACCAGTAGAAACGTCGAATATTTGACGAAGGAAACCTCCCAGAAACCTGGGGAGGGGACCCCCTGCAAGTCGGCGGAAGCCAACGAACAGGTCGGAGTCAACCTGCTCTCTTTCGAGACCTCTTT